CGCCACGGACCATCGGTGCCATTCCAGGACGCATTCAGCGCACGCGTCCACACCATGCCGGTGTTTTGCACGGTGTAACGCTGCAACACGCCGCCCGTCCAGGACGCGGGGATCACTTCCAGCAAACCCGCCGCCTGTGAGCCTGGCGGGTAGCCATTGGCTACCGTGGCATTCGCGCCGGTGCTCTGCACGTAAACCCCGATTTTTGCCAGATTCAGCGTGTTGATATTGATTGTGCCGAGCACGCCAGGAATGACGGGTAACGCCCCCACGTCTTCGGCTGTCAGGTCGAAATCATCAGACAAGGCTTTTTTGTTGATTTTGCGTGTTTTCGGCACACCGTTCAGCGTGTTGAGCGCGGCCTCTGGATCAGAAATATCGGTGAGATTTTTATCTCTGCGCAGATACAGGCTACTGCCCTGCGGGCGCAAATCCGTGATCACGCCGTTCGCGTCAATGCTGGCCAGGGCAAACACGTAGTGCGCAATGCCGCTCTGAATATAATCTTTCAGCGCCGTGGCCAGGGTAAATTTGATATCCGTTTTGTATTCGCTGGTCAGCGTGCCGTGATAGCTCACGTCTGCCCATACCTTCATCGGCTTGGTGGTCACGGTGATATTGGTTTTCGCCGCGAGGTTGGCACGCAGCCCGCCCACGTAGCCCAGCCCCGCCGTCACGTAATATTGCGTGCCGGTTTTTGCCACTAAAAACCCGTTATCGAAAAATGCCCCGGCGCCGTAAATATCCAGATTAGCCAGGCGCAGGGATTCATCCATGCCCGCCAGGCGTGCCGTGAAATCAATCTGCCAGGTTTCGGCCGGTGTGCTGATCAACGTCTGGGCTTCCGCGCCGTTGTACTCCATCAGGAAAGAACGGGTTAACACGTTGCCCTGCTGACCGTTGGCATTCTTCACTTTGCTCTGTAGCGGCGCATGTACCACCATGGCCAGCTTTCCGGTGGCCTTATTGATAAGCCCGATCCAGTTAAACGCGAAATCGCCCACATCTGCGCCCAGCGTCACCGAATACACCACGGCGTTCTGATTGACCAGACCGGTTTTTTCAACCGCCTGGCGATACACAATCTGCGCCGCTGGCGGGACAACTTCGGCGCGGTTATTCGGCGCGTTGACGTCCAGCCCTGGCACGTTGGCAAACACAAATTCATCCAGGACAACCGCCTGGCCATTGGCGGCCTGTGCGGCTTTCCATTGTTCAAAGGCTGTCGTAATCACGGTTTGTGACATGTTATTTCCTTATAACGTTGCGCCAAAAGTGGCGGTTCCTGTTTCACTCACGCCCAGGGTGGCGGAATAACACACGTATTCGCCCTGGTTCCATCCGGCGCGGATACGCATCCCGGACGTGGTGATCACTTCAAACTGATAACGGCGGCAGGTGCGGCCGTACTGACGGATAATCTGCAACAGTAAATCTGCGTTGTCTGAAATCTGGCTAGCGGACACACGGCCAATGATCACATCCCAATCAATGCCCGCCTGGCGTTCCAGCAATTCAACGTAGCCAATCCCCAGGCGCTCAAAGATGGCAATAAACCCGGAAACTGAACCCGCGTCCTGCGCATTCACGAATGCATAAGCCACGCGCTTGCGAAACAGTGACAGCGGTTCACCGTTAAACCGGGCAATGTCACGGTCATAGGCCAGGAGATTTAACAGCGGCTCGGCACAGGTGAGCGGATCAAACTGCTGTAGTGGCCAAGTCACCCACGCCACAATCCCCGTCCAGAACTTAACGGCGGCTTTCAACAACCTGGCCGGTTCGCCCCGGTTCATCCAAGACGGCAATTTCAGGCTTTTCATTTTGGCAGCGAAATCAGGCACCTTTCACCTCCACTTTCAGGCTGGCCAAACGCGGCACGCTCAGTTCACTGACGATATCGCCTGAGGAAAACACCAGGGATTCGACCGCATCAAACTGTTTATGCAGCTCCCTGGCCAGGTTCGAAAATGAGAAACGCGAATATGGCCAGGTGCGCTTTACGTCGTATTCCGCGTTTTGCCGGAAGGCGCTGCGGATCAGATTGCTGACGCCGGAAATCAGCGCGGCTTTTTCCTCCGCCGTCATGTTGTCCGGGTTATTCACATACAGCGTGACCGTTAAATTGTGCTGCGTCTCCGGCATGGCCATGCACTGCAAATCATCGCCGTGGCCGTGATGCCCCTGCGTACTGATGTAGTCATTCACCGCATCAATAAACGGCTGGGACGTTTCGCCGCTGTCTAACAGCAAATAGGCGTTGGCCGTTCCGGCACCGCGCGGGGCGTCATGCACAAAGAAAATGCGATCAACGCTTAACCCCACCACGCCCGCAATCATGCTGCGATACACCGCATCGGTGTGGTAGTTGCCTACCAGGTTGAACTGATTGCGGCACCTGTCCCGTAAATCATCGTCGGATTCTTCATCCGCGCCGGGCGTTAACAGCCAGTCATCCTCGTTAACGGCTTTACTGATGCCCGTCACCGCTACCGGCAAAATGCGGTAATAACCCGGTGCCAGGTTGTAGGCGTTCCCGGCCGCCATCGCCGTGACCGGGATCAGCGCACTGGCCGCGCCCGCCGCCAGCGTCGTATCTGCATCCACCACCACCGCATACGTCACGCCGTTAATGCGTTCCGTCTGGATAACGGTTCCGGCCGGGACGGTCACCGGCTGACTGGCGTTCTCCTTGTAAAAACGGATCACCCCTTTTGCCGCGCTGGCCGGTTTCGCCGTGAGGTTCACCCCCCAGGCCAGCATCCGCAGCATGGCACCGCTGGCCGTGGCCAGGTACATATTGGCCAGCACCGTATTGACCAGCACGTCTTTGATCCACAGCACCGGCGTGGTCACAATGGCGGTAATGAGCCGCCAGAACGGTGACATGCGGGAAGTGTTTGTGATCATCCCTTCCGCTTTCACAATCGCCGTAAACTGCTGACCGATTTCCTCCTGAGTGACCGGCATCCCGCTTTCTTTGAGTACCGCCTCAAAATCAATGGTAGGTTTTTCACTCATAATTCACCCCGGCGTCAATCTTGCCGAAATCATAGGTTTCCGCCGTTGCCCACAGGCGTTTTGCGGATTCCTCCGTAATATTCACCGTGCCAGGAATAATGCGTTCATCACTTTCAATTAATAAAACCATTTGAGTGATCACATCGGCGCGTAATGTCGGGCTGCGCTCTGCCACTAATAACGTGGTTAACCCGCTTTCAATAATGGCGTGGACAATATCCTGTGCAATGCTGACACGGTTATTACACAAGCCCGGTTCATTACCTGTGTTCAGCGTGAAATCACGCCCGGTAATAAGGAGATCGACATACAGCAAATCCGTCATTAATTTAATTCCTGCCATTCCATTAGCTCGGCCGGTGTTAATCCTTTCGAAGGATGAATATTCACGGTGCCGATTTTTTTACTGTTATCAATTGTGGTTTCCGTATTGGTATTGATTTCCTTTTTCAATCCGCCACGCTCCACGCCTTTTACCGTTCCCCCCGTCAGAATATCGTTACCAATTGGCTGCGGCGGTTGCAGCACCGGGTTTTTATTTCCCGCCCCACTGATTTGATTCGTCACGCCGTTGAAACCTGGCGGCATGGCCGCAGAGGCATTGGCCACAGAATTTGGCATCGTATTCGCGGGTGGCATACCTTTAGGCGTAACCGTCACGGGGACTTCTTTCAGCTCAATATTGACGCCGGGAATGTTATTTAACTTCTCAACAATCCAGTTGTACGTCCCGGTAAACGAGGCTTTCAGCGAATCCCACAGCTTACCGAATACGTTTCCGATCACGCTGGCAATCTTTTCAAAAGACTCCACCGGCGAATTGATATCAAAGGATTTCACGACATCAATCCAACCGTCACGCACGATCTTGAACATATCCACCATCCCGCCGATCGCCCGAAACACCAGCTCAAGCGGGATCAGAATGATGTTGATAGCCGCTGCCACCAGCCGCCCGAACGTTTCGCCCGCGCTGGTGACGTTCGTCAGTTGCCCCTGCGTCATTTGGATCGGGGTCAGCAGGTCACCGAACCAGCCCACTAACGTTTTTACGCTGTCCCACACCCAGCCAATTGCCTTGCCAATCCCGGAAAACAGCCCGCTGAAAGGGGTCAGCGCACCGGCCGCCTGGCCGAACCCGCTGATAAATCCGCTCACAAAGGCTTTGATAGGCTGCCAGAACTTGATCACCGCAATGACCACCGCCGCAATAGCGAGCGCAATAGCCGCCACCGGCGCAATCATCAGCAAGAATGACGCGGAACCTATGCGGGCGGCCATACTGGCGGCCAGCAAGGTGACACGCAGGCCACGCAACCCGGCGCTAAACAGCTGCGTCACGGCATTACTGGCCACCATCGCCACGCGGTTAAGCCCTAACAGCCTGGCCATCGGTGCCAGCAGGCGCGTGACGCCCATCATCACGAACCCGTGAACGCCCATCACAATATTGGCGATAGCCCCCACGGCCGCAAAACTCAGCAACGCCACGGTGGCATAACCGATCACGCGGGCAATATTGGGGAATAACCGCATCCAGCGCGTCAGCTGTTCGCCACCGTCCGCGATTTTGTTGACCAGCGGATACAACACCGGCAACAGCGTGGAGCCAATCGCGGCACGCATGGCAAACCAGATCGCCGTCAGCCTGTCCCAGGGGCGCGTCATTTTCTCGGCCATCTCCGTGGCTCG